TTATAAAATTCTCTAACTTATTAAGAGGCATCTTTTTTAACTACTATAAAATGTGGATCGAATAGACCATACAATACTAGGTCTATTTAGCTTGTTATTCCTCCGTGTCTATATGAATTGAGATATCATCTGGCAATTCTTCAGGGTTTTCAAGTTCAACTGAAAATAAACATGGATGTAATTCTTCTTCAACAAGATAAGAATAATATTGATACATGTCTGCATCATCAAAGGTTCTTTGCTTGTCTGCTTCTTTGATTAAATCTTGGTCTCTCAAATGTCCGTCTGGTAGTTCATCGAAGGTAAATGGCATACCATTGATGTAATACATTTTGACAATCATACTTCCACCACGAAACCAACAGAAGTTTGTTGTGATTTTATACTTCATATATCAAAGAATTATTTATCTGAGGTTAATGCTAAATCTGCATACTTGATCATATATGGTTCTAGCATTTGATCACAAACTTCTAAAACTCTCATGAATTCTTCGGAATCTTCACACGCAATTATCTTATTATCTCCATCGCTACTTTTGAGTTTGAAGGTTCTAGAACAGATGTCTACGATAACTTCGTATACAAAATCTTCCATATGAGAATAATTTTTTCTTATTATAGCATATGTATAAAAACCGTCAATACTAAGCTTTCATGATATAACAAAGTGCGTAATAAGGTGGTAGTATACTAAATGACTGACCCATTTGACCACCTTGATTTCCTGTAGTACCTGTAATTGAATGAGTATGACTTCCATTGCCACCAGTACTCACGTTTCTTGCAGCACAGTCATTATTACTTGCTGGCCAAGGTCTATAACCATTATTGATTACGACATATTGATCTATGTAAGTATGACTATGATTTCCTCCCGTCGCTGATAATGATCCACTTCCATGAGTATGACTTGGTAGGTTCGCTGTTCCTAAAGTAACAGAACCACTACCACCAGTATTACCAGGTGAATAGTTAGATCCAGTACCAGCACCAACTACAAATTTATTTCTTAAATCAGGTGTTCCATTAGAACCATTACATAGATACCAACCTGATGGTATTGAATTTACTGATCCAGACCAAAAACCTATGAAACCTGAAGGTAGAGCTGCATCTGAACCTGAAGGACCTGGTGGACCTGTAGGACCTGTTGAACCTGATGATCCTGCTGGACCTTGGGGACCTGTTGGACCTGGCGGACCTGAAGAACCTGGTGAACCTGCTTGACCTTGAGGTCCTGTTGGACCTATTGAACCATCAGTTCCACTTGCTCCCTTTTGTCCCTTATCACCTTGAGGACCTGTGGGACCTATAGGACCTTGAGGACCTGTTGGACCTTGAAGACCTTGAGGACCTGTTGGACCTGCAGGTCCAGTATTTCCTATTTCACCTTTCTGTCCTTGACTACCTTGACTTCCTTGTGGACCTTGAGGACCAGTATCTCCTTTATCTCCTTTTGCTCCTTTATCTCCAGTACTACCTTGAGCACCTTGAGGACCTTGAGCACCTGTATCACCTTTGTTTCCTTGCTGCTCAACATCTCCCTTTTGACCCTTTTGACCAATACTACCAGTTAATCCTACTTCACCTTTATCTCCTTTTTGACCAATTTCTCCCTTTGCACCAGGATCGGGAACACGATTCCACGCATATCCATTCCACCTCCAAGTAACATTACCTACTGAAAATGTATCACCACTATTAGGACTATTCGGAAAATCTATTGCCATGAGATTATTTAGTTCTAAACACAGTAATATTGTGTTTCATTCTCAGGTAAATTATCTTCAAAAAAGAATACTTGATTGTTTCTTGTTTTTTTACCAAAATATCTATCACTGTCAATATTCATGCCATGTGGAAATTTACAACCATCAAATAAAACTAATTTATTATATTCTGGTTGAATTGTTTTAAGTAAATTATAATTTTCTTTTGACCTCCAAGGTTGTTCATGCTCGTTATTTTTATCTGAATAATCAAGACAATTAGGTTCATATAAATTAGTACCACATTCAGTATTAAAATAAACTATACCATTATAACCAGTGTCAACATGAGGCCACCAATAATTATCTTTAAAATTATTAAATTTTAAACTATTATCATCAGTTTTAAATAACGTCATATTTGTTGTTATGACTGATCTAAAGTGATAATCTCCGATTAAATCACAAAGAAAAAAGTATACATCTATTAATCTTTCTTCAAAATCATAAAATCTCCTGTCTTCAAAATAAATTCCATTATTAGATCCACTTTCATTCATTTTCCATAAACCAACTCTACCTTCTCTATATGGTTCATCGAATATAAATTGATGTACTTTTTCTGGATACTTATAAAAATTACGAACACTAAAAATTGGAGAACCAAGTAAATATTCTTTATCTACCTGATCTACACTAATATCATTTAATTCAAATATGTTCATTGTTTTTCAACATAATACCATGTAACAGCAACTCTTTTTTTACCCTTTGATACTTCTTCCCCTGAATGTGGAAAACACCAATTAGAAGGAAACATTAATGCATGTCCAATCTCAGGTTTATATGCTTTATGTGGAAAAAGTGTTCTACCACCCTCAAAATCATTTGTTAAGTATATTATAATAGAAATTGTTCTAAAATATTCTTTTCTCTTTATATCATCAGCAACATCATGGTGATAATTATATTTTTGTCCTTCAACATAATCTAATACTTGTACTCCCTCTCGATATGAATTTGTATCAAATCCTCCAGGTACGGGGTGATAACTAAAAATATCGTGTATTTTTTCTAATCTTGCCTTATACTCTAATAATGCAGAGTTCATCTTACCATGAAGATTTTCAGTTACAGGATGATTATCATACAAAGTACAACCTGTACTACTTCTTAAGTCTGTGTTAGTTCTTCCATCACTGCTATCTTCCCCAAAAACAGTGTTCCTTTTAAATTCAAGTGAATCAACATAATTATTCAAATCACTAACTTCTTCTTTAGTTAGAATTTGAATCGTTTGTATTAAATCAAGCATTAATAAACATTATAACGTAAAAATTTTTAAGCACCATTCAGTTGCGGATAGTCTTTCCCGTCTGAAACGAAGGGTTCAAATACATCAGAAGGTCTCCATTTGTGTGTTGTATCTCCTGCTGTTGATCCAATACCAACACCTTCAGAATTATATATCCAACCAATACTAACGAAGTCTTCTGCAAGAATACAAAAGTGTCCGTCTGGTGGTTGCCAAACATTTGTATCACCATCCCATATACAGGTGTCTACTACTTTGTTTGATGATGTTTGTATGATGTGATAAGTAAACATAATTTTATTATACTACATTTCTAGAATAAAGACAATACCAGAGTTGCCACCACGACCTAACTGGTTTTTACCATTTATACCAGGAGCTCCTGCACCATAATTTTGTAAGAAACTGTTTTGTCCAGCTGCACCTCCACCAGCACCACCACTATTACCACTACCAGTTAGTTGGCAGTTAGAGGAACCTCCTCCACCACCACCATTACCATGATAAGGAGCGAATGGAGAACCTCCACCACCATTTCCGTAAGCAGTTTGTCCATTTCCATGTGGGTCGATGTAAGACTGTCCACCACTACCTCCAGAACCAAAAAATCCTCCACCGCCACCGCCACCGCCAACTTGTACGTTGAAGTGGGAACCCATCTCTGAACCGTTAAAGAACCTAATACCTAGTCCTCCTCCACCTCCACCACCAGATTTAGCGGGGTTTCTTCTTCCTCCTGGACCTGTGGAACCACAACCACCACCTCCACCAATCATGAAGCAAATATATTTTGAAGTTCCAGATGCTACTGCCACATTATTCTGACTACTACTGAACACACGGAAATTAGAATTAGCAGTACTATTACCAGGAGGACCTGCTGGACCTGGACCACCACTCGAACCACCTGGACCTTGTGGACCTTGTGGACCAGGAGGACCTGCTGGACCTTGTGATCCTTGACTACCTTGTGGTCCTTGACTACCTTGTGGTCCTTGTGCTCCAGTTGCACCCTTTTGACCTTGTGGTCCTGTTGATCCTTGAGGTCCTGTATTACCTTGATTTCCCTGAGGTCCTTGTGCTCCAGTTGCACCCTTTTGACCTTGTGGACCTTGAGCACCTTGAGGTCCTGTGAGTCCATCTCCACCTGTGGGTCCTAGTTCACCTTTCTGACCTTTAGGTCCTTGTGGACCTGTAGGTCCTGTATTACCTTGATCTCCAGTATTTCCTATTTCACCTTTCTGACCTTTTGGTCCTTGTGGACCTGTGGGACCTTGAGGACCAGTATTTCCTTGTGGTCCTGTATTACCAGTTACACCTTTTTGTCCTTTTTCACCTACATTTCCCTGCTCACCTTTTTGTCCTTTTTGAGCTACAGGACCTTGTGGACCAATCTCACCTTTCTGACCTTTAGGTCCTTGTGGACCTGTAATTGAATTACCTTGAGGACCTTGAGGACCAGTTGGACCTACAACATTAGAAGGTTCTCCCTTCTGACCTTTTACACCAACAGCACTATTTCCATCCTCTCCTTTTTGTCCCTTCTCACCTTTATTTCCTTTTGCCTCTACATCACCTATATTTCCTTTTTGTCCTACCTCACCCTTTTGACCCTTATCACCTTTTTGTCCTTTTTGACCCTTTTCTCCTTTCTGACCTTTCTCTCCCTTTTCACCCTTTTGACCTTTCTCTCCCTTCTCACCTTTCTGTCCTTTATCTCCAGCGAGTTTTATATGTGCAATTCCGTCTCTCTCTGTAATCGAATTACCAGTTCCAACAAATCTTAATCCAGTTACTGCAGTTCCTACAACCAATCCTTCTGATTGAATTCCAATACGGGTTGTAAAGTTTTCAGCTACTCCTGTCAATCCTCTACCATCACCAGTAAATTGTCCACCCGTAGCGTGAAATCCTGAACGACCAGTGACAATACCTAGTGAGTCTACATTTTTTACATCTTCATATGTAAGTTCACCACCAACATTTAAATCACCACTGACATTTAATTGATTAAATTCACCAGTTAGAGGTAATCTATTAGCGTTAAGTCTTCCTGATGTAATGTTTGATGCTGGTATTTTTAATCCTGACCTAACATTCCTACTTCCATCAATAATTCTATTTCCTCTGATATAAATTTCTTCTGCTCTTATACCCCTTTTATTACCAGCTTTATCAACAACTTCTAGGTCACCAGATGCAGCATCTCTTTTTAAACATGTATCACTAAAGTTTATTTGTTCATTGTTAGGATCAATTTCAATTGAACCAGTACCAACTGTTAATATCCCTGTAACTCTTGCATTACCCGTTACAACTAAATCCTCTCCAAAAGTAGTAGCACCACCTACGTATGCTTTCGATACAGTTATAATACCTGCATTAACATCACTCGTCCCTGCACCTGCAACAATCGGACCACTAAATCCTCCTGCTGCTGAAACTACACCTTGGAATGCTGCTGCACCAGAATTATAAATTGTCGCTCCATGTCCTATAGGTGTATCAGCACCTAATACGTTGATACCAGCAATCTCAATTCCAACGTTGTGAACATTACTAGTTCCTGTTTTGAAATTTGATGCTGTTGCTACACCTGATACTGCTATTGTCTCACTGACTATTCTTGCTTCAGTATGAATACCAGGACCATTAATTCTTGATAAATCGTCCAGTGACATGTGCTACATTACTTTGTATAATATTATATATTTATCATGGTAACTACCGTCAATTCGTTATTACAATTCTATCCAACTTGTTCCATTAAAATATTCCATCTTGTTAGTTGTCGAGTTGAATATCATCGAACCTGTTTCGCTTGATAGTCCAACTCGTTCATCTGTGGTATAATTAGGATGAACAACTTGTCCATTATAGTAAACTTTTTCTACAGACATAAAAATTTTTAATTATTTATTGACTAAGGACCTATTCCTAATTCTATTCCTAAAAGTCTAGCATTTCTAATATATCCAGTCCCGTTCTGCAAGCGTTTCCATTGTATTTTATAAGACCTACTACCAGCACCATTAGCAGTGTCATAAAAAATATCGTATTTTTTAGACCCAGTATAGGAGTAGTAACCGTTATGAGCATTTACAACTTCCTCACCTACAAAACTTCCACCAACTTTAATAGTTTTAGCCATAGTATTATTACCTGAACCAAATGGAGTTGAAGATTGTAGTTCATAAGATGAAATTATCAGTACTCTTGAATTGTTTTGAACAGTCATAGTTAACGTAACTTTATCTGTATAACTCTGTCCTGTCCCTGATTGTCCAGTAGAGGCAGCCTCTCTAATTTGTTTTACTACTGATGCTGCTATTGAACCAGTAATTGTACCAGTAACATCAAGATCACCAGTGATTTTAAGACCACTGCCTGTTCCATTTTGTGCGATTCTTACATCATAATCATCACTAGTAGAATTTTTAAAATCAATAAATGCATCACCAGAGTTTCTAACAAGTTCAAGAGAACCATCACTTGCGTTTAATTGAATTTGACCATTACTATGAGTTAATACTGCATTACTTCCATCATATGTAAAGTTTGTTTCAGCGTTTAATTCATTAGCAGTCGCTGAACCAGTTATGATTCTATTATCTGCGTTACTATTAATAGTTGTGCTTGTACCTGAAGTACCTGCTTCTCCTTTTTGCCCTTTCGCAACAGTTCCACCTTGAGCAAATTGAATTATATACGCAAGAGCATAGTATGGTGGTCTGTTTTCGTGTGCTTGTCCTCCACCCTCATTACTCATACTAAATGTATCAGCAGGATATCCACCAGCACCACCATAACTAACAGAAGTAGAACCACCACCAGGAAAATATTTTTTATTATCAAAAGTAGTATCGTGTTTGTGAGATGGCATCTGTGCTACTGTAAGAGTTACAGTATTTGCACCACCTTCAGCTCCAACACTATAACCAGAGTTATTAGGATCACTACTCGCTCCCGTAATAAATTTACTTTGTAAATCTGGTAAGTTAAATGTAGTTGATCCGTTTCCAGATCCATGTGTGGTTCCAACAACAGCAAAGAGAGCTGCATATGTGGTTCTACTTATCGCTGAACCATCACATATTAGATAACCTGAAGGTAAAGAATTATACGCACCTGACCAAGCAATTATTTGTCCAACTGGAGCACCACCACCCGTTTCTCCCTTTTGACCTTTATCACCTGTAGAACCTTGACCACCAGACGGACCAGTCGGACCTGTGGGACCTATTGAACCTCCTGATCCTGCTGGACCTTGAGGACCTGTAGGTCCTGTAGCACCAGGTTCACCCTTTATACCTTTAGTTGCACCAGTTTGTCTTTTCCATGCAGAACCATTCCAAACAAAGGTTATACCGTTTGCTGAGTAAGATTGACCATTTGAAGGACTAGATGGGAAATCGAATGATGACATAATTTATTTAAAATTCTTTCCAACTTGAACCGTTATAATATTCCATTTTATTTGTATCGATATTATATATCATTGAACCAGTCATAGTTGTAAGTCCGACTTTTTCATCATTTAAAAACATAGGTGGGACTATCTGCCCATCACTTCCAATACCCGTCCTTCTAATCTGATCCATGTTTTTTAATTATTTATTGAGATTAATTAGGTTTCAATTCCATAGCAAATAAGTAAACATTTCTGATTATACCATATGAACCACTATTATTCTGAAATCTAATCGTATATGTTCTAGATGTACCACCACCAGTATCAACGACTATATCATTAGCACTCAGCCAACTAGAACTACTAACAGTAGCACCAGTATCTCCAAAATTAAGACTACCACCAGTTAGTTGAACTGTAGAGTTACCATTACCACCTTGGAATATTTGAGCTCTCCACATTAACATAACGTGTGAACTATTATCTACACCAGTCAATGATAATGTAACTCTAGTATTCCAACCACTAGAGAAATAATATTGCTCAGACGTATTACTTGCTGTTTTAATTTGAGGCACTGTAGAAGGACCTGAGGGTCCTGTTGAACCTTGGGGACCTGCAGGTCCTTGAGAACCTTGTGGACCAGTAGGACCTTGAGGACCTTGTGAACCTTGAGGACCTTGTGCTCCAGTTGCACCCTTCTGACCCTGAGAACCTTGAGGACCAGTATTTCCTATTTCACCCTTAGCTCCTTTTTGTCCTTTAGCAACATCTCCACCTTGAGAATATTGAATAATATATGCAAGAGAATAGTATGGTGGAAGATTATCGTAGGTATGTGTGTGTCTGTTTGTATTTCCAATTTGAGCTCCATCATAACTAGAACCATTAGCTACTTGAGATTCAGTACTTGTGGTTCCACTTGCCGAACCTCCTGTAGAACCAGGATTGTAACTATTACCACTACCAACAACAAACCTATCTCTCAAATCTGGTAAATTAAAAGTAGATGATCCATCTCCATTTCCATGAGTGGTTCCGACAACTGTGAAAAGAGCTGCGTATGTAGTTCTACTAATGGCTGAACCATCACAAAAGAAATATCCCGTTGGAATGTTACTTGCACTTCCTGACCAAGCTATAATCTGACCAACTGGAGCACCTCCACCAGTATCACCTTTTTGACCTTTAACGGTAGATGCTTCTCCTTTTTGTCCTTGAGGACCTTGAGGACCTTGAGAACCTTGAGGACCTGTATCACCTTTTTGACCTTGTGGTCCTTGAGGACCTGTAATTGAATTACCTTGAGGACCAGTTGGACCTTGAGGACCTTGTGCTCCTGTATCTCCTTTCTGTCCTTTCTGTCCTTTAGCAGTGTCTCCACCTTGAGCGTATTGAATAATGTATGCTAAAGAATAATATGGTGGTAAGTTTTTATTATTTGTAGATGTTCCCACTTCTGATGTTCTCCACATTTTACCACCACCAGAGGTAGTTGATGTAGCATCATAAGAGAAGTTTCCATCATTAGTATTACTCCAACCAGCAATACCATTTGCATATGTCAGTTGATCGTCACCAGGAAAATTGTGATAGTGAGCTGGGAGGTGACTTCCAGAAGAACCACCTGTAGCACCAGGAGAAAGACCTGGATATGTAGTATCTCCTGTACTATTTGAAGCACCAACAATAAATCTATCTCTTAAATCTGGTAAATTAAATGTGGATGATCCATCTCCATTACCATGTGTCGTCCCAACAATATTGAACAATGCTTCATAAGTGGTTCTGCTTATAGCAGATCCATCACATAAGAAATATCCTGTAGGTAAAGCACTTGCACTTCCTGACCATGCAATTATTTGACCAGTTGGAGCACCCCCACCCGTGGCACCTTGAGGTCCTGTATCACCTTTATCGCCTTTATTTCCTTGTGGTCCTTGAGAACCTTGTGCACCTTGAGAACCTTGAGGTCCTTGTGCTCCTTTATCTCCTTTCTGTCCTTGAGGACCAGTTCCACCAGTACCACCAGTGCTACCTGCAGCACCTTGAGCACCCTTTTCTCCCTTTGCACCTACACCTCCAGTGTTTACCCATTGTGCAGTATTTCCGTCATTATAATATACATGCAAATCACCATCATCAGTATCCCACCATAAATCACCTGAATTAGCAGAACTAGGTGCAGATGCAGAAAGAGCAACAGAAGTATTTTGTGAAGGACCTGTAGGACCAGTGGCACCTTTATCTCCCTTTGGACCTTGAGGACCTGTAGAACCAGCTCCACCTGTACTACCTTGAGGTCCTTGCGGTCCAGTATCACCTTTATCACCTTTGATTCCATCAGAACCAGCACCACCAATCTCACCTTTATCACCTTTACTTCCTTGAGAACCTGTTGGTCCTTGAGAACCTGTAGCACCTTGAGGACCTGTAGGTCCAGTATCTCCCTTTTCACCTTGAGTTCCTTGAGAACCTTGGGGACCTTGTGCTCCTGTATCTCCTTTCTGTCCTTGACTACCTTGAGAACCAGTAGGACCTTGAGCACCCGTATCACCCTTAGATCCTTTTTGACCTTTTATTCCTTCAGAACCAGCACCACCAACTTCACCTTTAGTGCCTTTTTCTCCTTGAGGACCTGTTGGACCTTGAGCTCCTTGAGGACCTTGAGGACCTGTGGAACCTGTATCTCCTTTATCACCTTTGCTTCCTGTAGAACCTTGTGCTCCTTGAGGACCTTGAGGACCTTGAGCACCCGTATCACCCTTATCTCCCTTTGAACCCTTATCACCTAAGTCACCAGTTCTCGCAAAGGTAATAAGAATATCTTCACCATTCGTAAATGATGATGCACTTCCAGATACATAAGAACAACTTACTTGATGAAATCCAGACTGCTCTGATGCACTTGATATTGTGAATATTGCAAAATCACTAGCATCTGATTTATTAGATATTTTGAAATGACCCTTAATAGTTGACGTTGAATCATCTATAGTTCTTAAAAATGCTTGAATGTCTGTTCCATTATCATCTTCATCATCTATATACATGATAGTTGCTGAACTTACAGACGAATTATTAAGTCTTAATCTTCCAGTGTTTAAATCTGTTGGTGTGCCAGTGGACGAACTAAAAGTATAATCGAAAGTTGCTCCACCAAAACTTCCTTGAGCACCAGTATCACCCTTCGCACCTTGAGGACCAGTGTTACCTGTTCCTCCTAACTCTCCCTTATCTCCTTTATCTCCTTTATCACCCTTGTCTCCTTTTTCTCCCTTATCTCCCTTTGAACCTTTATCTCCTGTCGGTCCAGTTGGACCTGTTGGACCTGCTACACCTTGAATACCATCATCTCCTTTATCTCCTGGTTCACCCTTCGTTCCTTGTGGTCCTGTTTGTCCCGTGGCACCTTGAGGACCTGTAACTGTTGATGGTTCACCTTTTTGCCCAATACCTATTTCACCCTTTTCACCCTTGTTACCCTGTGCTTCAACTGAACCTTTATCTCCTTTGTCTCCCTTATCACCCTTCTGACCTGAAGAACCAGTGGTTCCTGTCAAACCCGTTTCACCTTTCTGTCCTTTGTCTCCTGCTGGACCTGCTCCCCCAGTGTTAGTTGTTACCCATTGTGCACTATCTCCATCCTCGTAATATACAAACAAATCTCCATTATCACTCTCCCACCACAATTCACCATTTCTAGCACCTGCAGGAGGATTATCACTAATAGTTACTGGGTTAACTGTAATTGTTGCAGCAATACCAGGATGTCCTGACGGACTTTGAACACTTACATTTGCAGTAACAGCAGCACCAACAAAATTTAATTGTGTAACACTACTAGCAGCAGATACAGGACTATTTTCATCAAAAATAGTAATAGCACCAGGTATTAGTGATCCTCCAACTGGCACCCAGTATCTTTTACCTGGATGACCTGGAACTGCTACTAATTGATATTGTGCTCCAGCAGGGACAGGAGGACTTACCAATGGATCTGATAAGTTTGGTTCCGCTTGATCTAATCCGAGATACTTATATCTGTCTTCAGATAATTGATCTTGCGGTACTCTTTTTGCTCTACCACTTAGATACTTTGGCATATTACGATGTACTATTTTCTAGGATACTTGCGATTAGCTCCATTTGAAGTGGTGCAAAGAAACCACCAGAATTACTTTCCCCTACCTGAACTCTTACTTGTGTTGAAGAATATATTGATATTGGTAATACACCATTATTAAAGTCAGATGTATTTGTAGATGCTGGATCAGTTGACCTTGGATAAGCATGCTCAGTTGCACGATTATCCATCGTACATGTAAAAATTAGAGAATTATCTGCTATTGATATCGTGTCATTTGCCTGTAAATTATGAGTTCCTATTGTTAAAACTATCTCTCCAGCCGCTAGTGATATACCATGAATAGTTTTTGTGCCTGGACCACCATTATAGACTGCATCAGTCACATTAAATTTAGTACCATTTGCAGGATTACCATCCTGACTGTTTACGACTGTGACTGCACCAACTCTCGCTCTCTCAAAATAATGTATAGCTGAATTATAAAAATGTGGATATCCTTTACTTGTACCTACAACTGTAGAGAATTGTTTAGAATCTGCAACTGTATCAACTGTATATGACTGTTGAGGGTCTGGGAATATTGTTGTTGTAATACCTGTGCTACCTGAACATGTAAATGCAATGCCACTTAAAGTGATAGGATCAGTAACACTAAAATTATGATCTGTTTTTGTAAATACAGTCGCAATACCAGAGGGTTCATCATAAGTTACATCTGTAATGATACCTACTCCCTGTTGTGTACCTTGGATGTATATTTGATCTAGAACTAACGGAGTCTTTTCTAATACTAATCTACCATCTATTAATATGACTGCATCGTTAGGAGGTATTTCAGCATCTTTTACAACTCTTATATCCCTTGTATTTC